TAGGTTCATTAGTATTATTGAGATAGAGGAAGGAGAAAAAATCTTCGTTCATTACGCCGATATTGGAAAACCACCTATCTTTATCCAGTATTCTCGTGGAGATTATTTAGCAGAATACGAAATAAAAATCTAAATGATATATATAAGATGTCGTTTGATCCGTTTGAAAATAAACCGGACATTTCCGCCAGTAGTCGCAAGTTATACTCATTCAATTTGAAAAAGTTGAATAACAACAAAGAAATCAAGAACCTTAATTTTTTATCTAAACCGGAAATATTAGAAAGGTTAGATGGATTGAACCCAAACACAATGAGAACTTATATAATTGCAATAGTTTCCTCTTTAAAGGATAGACCCGAAACCAAGTATAAGAAACTCTACGATAAGTACTACAAAATGCTTGTAGAAATTAATGCTGAGTTAAAAAATAACAACACAAAAAGTGAAAAACAAAAAGATAATTGGATAAGTCAAGAAGAGGTAATCAAAAAGTTTAATGAATTAGCAGAAGTCACAGCAGAATTGAAAGGCAGACGCAAAATTAGTGATGAGAAATACACGCAACTCTTACACGCAGTCGTGTTGGGACTTTACTGCTTACAACCTCCCCGCAGAAACAATGATTATACAAACTGCTTTATAGTCAAGAATATTCCTGATGATACTGATCGCAACTATTTAGACATTAAGGACTGGAAATGGGTATTTAACAATTACAAGACCAAAAAGACATATAAGCAAGTCAAACTTGATGTGCCTGATAAGTTGGAAGATCTCCTTAAAGTGTATTTTCAGTACCACCCATATGCAAAAGAGATTAAGAAGAAGTCTTTTGAACCTGTGCCATTGTTAATGACCAAAGATGGTAATGCAATTGATACTTCAACCGAGATGACGAGAACACTCAACAAAATATTTGGTAAGAAGATTGGGTCATCACTTTTGAGAAATATTTTCCTCACAGATAAATACAAAGACACCAAAGAAGAATTAGAGAAAGATGTTAAAGCAATGGGGACAAGCAGTAACACCGCAACCACCAATTACATCAAATCAGAGTAAGTGGGAACTTTGACCCACACTCCAACTCCATCCATCTTAAAGTAAGACACATACTGGTTAATAAAGATGGCGAATAACAACGAAGAGAGTTTAGTTGAAGTAAAAACTACTGCTACATTTACCCAAGAGGAGTATATGAATTGTTTTGATAGTAGTGATGGTGAAACAAGCGACGAAGAAGAGTTTGATGCGGCAGCGTGGCGACAGAGCATTCGTGACCTACATCGTGATTTGGAAATGAAGAAGTATGCTTACTATCGTAGAATTGTTCTTTTAGAACAAAGAGAGCGTAAGGAGAACCGTAAGCGTGTTATTCGTGAAGCAGTTGAGCGAAGCAGACGACAAGAGGCGGAGAGAGAGCGTCAAGCGCAGAAAGACTTTGAGCGTATTCAAAGACAACTTCGTATTAACCAACCAAGAAAGAAGAAGAGAGTTCAGAAGAGATCAAAACCAATACCGATTAATGCTCGTCAAGACAGCGACGAAGAAGACGACGACACGACTGTCCCGTTGTCGCCAACTGATCTAAACTTGTTTGCTATTCCGCTTCCTTCGCCTGAGGCACCATTGAAACCTGTTCAGGCACTGGATAATGAAAGATTGACTACTGACCTCACGAAATAAAAATATACCCCTATTATAAATGAGTGACGACGAGATTGACTTTGATGATATTAAATGGGGTTCTTTTACTAAACAATTTGAAGCATATAATCGCACCGCAAAAAAGAAGATGAAAGACTTGTCCGCCTTTGCTCGTATGATTTTGGACGCACCCAAAGACAAGTTTAGCGATACTACAAGAAAGAGAGCAAACTTTTACTTAAATGTATTAGCAAAGAAAGGCGAAAGCAAAGGTGGAGCAAGAACACTTCGCATTACTCCACAGTGGATTCAGGCACTGACTGGTAGAAATATACCTGATCGAAGAATGCACGATGATGAAGTACGATATGTAAGGCGGTTGCTTTCTGATACACCACTTCCCACGAATGTTACAAATATTAGAACACTTATTCCAAGAAAATTAAGACTATACAGTGCTTTACAACGAATATACGACACATTGGAAAGACATTATAATAGGCGTGTAGTACCAGCAGCATATTTTAGGGCAATTTTGGATAGTTGGAGAGATAAAACAGGAATACCTCTTGTTATACCAAGAGGAGTATCTTACGAAACACCTCCTCCAACTGATGTGGTAGATTTAACAACACCCGAAGTAATAGATTTGACGGGTGCTGGTAAGATACAACCCCATATTGTCCGTCCATATTTTGCAATGTGAATAGATTATTAATATCTCTATTAATAATATAATGGAAGGTTTAGCAAAACCCGAGATCAAGCGAAGTAGTCCAATTGCTATACCAAAAACTCCTGATGAGTTGGAGGTAAATGTAAGACAAGTATCAGGTGGTAGATTGGAAGGACACTTCTCTATTGTTACACCCGATACATCCGTTGCTTACGACATTGCAGGAAATGCTGTTGAATGTAGCAGGGAAGATATATTAGAAAGGAAATTAACGCCATCACCCATAGCACCAAGAAGACAAGTTGAAAAAGAGATGGTATGGACTGACGACCACATACCTAAACACAGAGGCGGACTTACATACGATGCTTAAAACTACATATCTATCAAAATAGTGCATAAAATTGAATGTCATTTTTTGGATCTATACAGTGTCATCAAATTTGGTATTGAAAATATATATTTCAACAAACTACTTAAAGATAATATCCAATACTAAAGTATATCATGGAGCATTACGACGACAGTAAATTTGCGGCGATGAGCGATTGCGATTCTGATTCTTTTGAAGAATTGATGAGTATTGAAGATGTTTTTAAAAACTACACTATTAATTTCAGTATAACTACAGCAACGATTGGAAGTACAAGAAACAATACCAAACAAGAAGTTGTTACGGATTTTAAGATGATAGGATTACCACAAAAATACGATAAAGATTCAGGAAAATATGTTGATATGCCTGATGAAGTATATAACAAAGTTTGCTGCAATGTTGCTATCTTCTTTCGTGCTGATCTTGAAGGAATTTATTATCAAGATCAAAATCCTAAGGAAGAAGGTCTTTCTCCAAAAGATTTGGTAAAGCGTATTGAAAGTTTTGAGAAACGAATAAGAAACTGGGATAAAGACGACAATAAAGGTCGTATAGACAAGAAAAGTTGCTTTGTTGGATTCTGTTGGGAAGATGAATGCACTGTTACATTGAAATGGAAGTAAAAAGAAGAATAAACATACCTGGACTGTATTGAATATTGGATGTTACAGAAAAAATCCCTGACTGTGTTGCCCCTGCTCTTTTTTGTTGCATTTTGTGCTACGCGTACATGTAGTAATGATTATTTCTGTATATTTCAAGTAATAATGTATATATGAAGTATAGATTATTTCATATATGCAGTCGAATACATTATATCAAGGAATAATTTGCAAATTATTGATTGTATAGTATAGAAATAATGTAAAAATCAGTTGAATTAATGTATTTACAGATCTTTAGTAGATTAATTTTGTTGTATTATTGAAATAATCATTTAGCAGTAGAGGAAGTAATCAGGAAAAGTTGTTGAATTCTTGGTAAGTTTTTCGTATTGCTTACCTTTGATGCCGTCGTTGATCTTCTTAGCATTGTAACAATTGATTCTATTCTCGATACTGCCCTTACTAGCACAATACAGGACACCATTATTGATTGCCAGTGCAAGGACTTCTCCATCGTGATCAAGAACATCAATTTTTTTCTTTTTCTGAATATCCCATACGCTTATTTTGTCATTACCTGTTGATGAGAATATGGTATGCTTATAGACAGCAACTGTAGTCGCGCCTTCATCAGTAATTTTGTCTTCACCGTGATAAATACCTTTATCAGTTCCAAAGACTCCTTCGAACTCTCCAAACCCGTCGGTGTCCCACTCGCGATTATCATTATCGTCAAACTCACTTGACCCATACTCATACTTGTCAAAGCATCTTACGTAGTTGGCACCACTTTTAGGATAATCTCCAATTTCCACTGTTTCATCTTCTTCGTCATCATCAGGAACAACACCAATTATACACGCTCTACTAGGGTCACACATGAGTGCATCCGCTGATAAATCACGTTCTGTGCCGCCAACAAAAACGATACCTGACGTATTACCAAAGAAGGTAATATTGCTGGAATATTGCCACTCTTGAAGACGACCGTACTTAATTTCGTATATCTTTCCGTTGTCACAAAGTCCAAGCAACTTGTTCTTAGGAGTCACCAAAAACTTGGTAATATGGGTTTCAATAGATTGCCAATCATCGCCACCTGACTCACGTGATTCGTACTGTATTTCATTAAGAAACGTGCCATTCTTGAACACCCAAGTTACAGGATAACCATCACCGGCACTGTTAGTTGCAACATACATGTACTCTGTGCTTTTGATTTGTTGAACAGCAACGTCAAGTATATCTTTTTTGACACCGTCAGGATGACAAAAAGTTTCAAGTTTCTGTCCGTAAATATCCCATACAGCAACTTTTCCGTCTGCACTACCTGAGTATAATTTATCGTCAATTACTCGCAAGAAAGTAACCGACTCAGTGTGGTAATTTAAAGACAGAAACTTCTTATTTTGTGTGTAAAACGCGCCAACTTCCTCTTTAGTGTCAATATCCTTAAAAAATGTTCTTCTTGGTGCTTTTGTTGCCATCGCTTTTACCGGTGCTTTACCTGTTCTTTTTACAGGAGGACTTGCATCCTCCTGTCCATCACTATCATCGCTCTTCTTTGTTCTAGCAGAAGAACGTCGAGTTGCAGGTGCTGCTGCAGTTTTTGACGATGTTTTCGTCTTGCTACTTGCAGCACTTTTTGTAGTACGCTTTTTTGGTGGCATGTCGTGGTAATAAAGTCTAAAAGAGTCTTTAATATTATCTTAATCAAGACGTTTCTAAAAGATGTAAAAAAGAAACATTATATTTAAGGGGATAAAAAAGGGGCAAAAATGCACATTTTTTATTATTCAAGTAATTACCTTAAACTATAAAGAAACATTCAATTTTATATAATACTAGATAATAAATTTTATACCCTTACTTCTAACGTATTCCTGTCCATCATTTCTCGGTAAAACTTAGCGTAATCAACCTCGTTTAAGTAATTGAAGATTTTCAGTGCTAAATCTTCATTCATTCTGTTGTTAATTTTTACGACTTTGTCAAGACAACCGTCACCTTCATTCAAATTAGGGGGTTCTGAGTAATGCTCTGTAACAAAGCGTAAAAAAAACGAATTATCAATGTGTTTTCTGCAAATTTTGTACGATTTCTCAGACATTTCCTCACAAAATACTAACGAAGCATCATCAAGTAGATTATTAAACTTTCCAAAGCAGTCACGCTTTAGTGAAGTTGTAATTAATGTGCGATAATTATCTTTTTTCATTTTAAAAACTGCAGGTAGAAATTCCCCAGCAAAAGCGGATTTACCTGTACCAGTTCTGCCGACTAGCAATAAATGTTGAGATTTTTGCGTAGGAAACTGAAGAGCGTGGGCAATCCAGTCATACAAATATTCCTTTGTTTCCTCATCTCCGTTGCTTATATGGTCAAATAGTTCGTCAATTACGAGTCTGCCGCTATCCATCATCCTATACAATGGTATAGGATACTATCTTTATATCGTTTAGGCGATATATATATTATCATATACCACACAAAATATTTAATAATCTCCTGCTTCTGCATGTGCATTAGACACCTCCTTATCTGAATCGTGATCTAACCCCAATTCGGCATCATCACTATCAATATCGTCGCCTTCCAAAGTTGCCTTAAAACCTTCGTATCTTTCCGTTAGAGCATTGTGCATTGCCGTCGTTACAAGTTCCAACTTTTCGTCTTCGTCAAAAACGATTACGCGATTTGGAGCAGTTCTTGAAAACTTATATGCGTGTTCTGCAAATATTTCTTCCAGTTTCTTCCATCTTTCTTCGTATGAATATCCTGACCCATCTTTCTTGTTTCTGTAATAAACACTTTTTTTAATTTCATTGAGTCTTTGTGCCTTCTTCTTCTTCTTTTGTGCCTCTTTTTTCTTTGCAAGTTCTTCCGCTTTTTTCTTTGATGCTTCACTCACCTTTTTTGGAGAGGCAGTTTCTTTAATTGCCTTTTTAGGTACGGGACTTTTTTTTTGCTTTCCCATTTTATCTTTGGTAATGAATGTGGGTAAAATTGAAAAATGACATTCAATTTTATACACGTTTTTATTGTATGAAAAGAAAACACGGGGCACCAGGGGCGACTGTCCCGACGTTTTTCAGTTTCTCTGAGAATTTTTTATTTGGTATGAGTTTTCTTTTGCCAAAATTGTTCTGCTCCCACAGATCTCAAAAACGTCGGGACAGTCCCCCCAGGTGCCCTGGAGTTTTCTTTTCTTACAAAAGATACAAATTTTAGTCAAAAAAGTGTATAAAATTGAATGTCATTTTTTGGTTCTACTCAGTAGCATTAAAAAACAGCAAGTAGTAGCAGTTTAAGCAAAATGACGACTATAAAGAATGTAATGGATAAAGTGAGGGTGGAAACAGACCCTTACAAAGGCAATGAAAATGTAGTTTCGTTCTTTTGGGACTTTCAAGACAAGAAAGTTAATGATATAATGTCAAAAGATTTTAAAAACGAACTTACGCAGACAAAAAAAAAGTCCTGTATGTGGGTTAATAAAGTAAAGGAACATGCAAAATGGGAATATGGAGAAACATTGCATATATTCACAGATGGTATTAATATTCACGGTGAAGGTTGCACTCGTGCCTATTGGTATAAAGAGGGTGATGAACGTTTCGAAATGATATCCGATATAACAGTTGATAGCAATGGGTTTATATATATGAAAACATATAACCTATACACAAATTTTGAGAGAGGAAAGAGAAGAGATGCTGATGTATTACATATAAGAGTAAATAGTGTGTATAACAAAGATCGTTTATTTATTTACGGAAATTTCGGTGATAAAATTCAACTGAAATAGAAATTTAAAATTACCCTGTCTGAATTGCATATTACAAAAAAATCTTTGCCTGTGTTGCCCCTGCTCTTTTTTTTGCTGAAACTGTAAGAAATTCTTCAAAAAAGTGTATAAAATTGAATGTCATTTTTTGGATTTACTCAGTAGCATCAAAAAACAGCAAGTAGCAGCAGTTTAAGCAAAATGACGACTCTAATAAATGTTATAAGTAAGGTGAAGGTGGAAACATGCCCTGACAATTCAGTTTCCTTCTCTTGGGACATTGACGACAAGTATGTAAATGATATAATGTCTAAAGATTTCACAAACAGGTGGATTAAATCAAATAAGAAGTCTTGCATGTGGGTTAAAAAAGTAATGGAAGTTGCAGATTGGCAATTGGGTGAAACATTGGGTATATTAACAATTTCACACGAAAAAGGTTGCACTCGCGCTTACTATTATAAAAAGGATGATCAACGTTTTAAAGATTGTAATATAACAGTCGATGGGGAGGGGTTCATATATATGAGCACAGAACAAATGTACTCACATCGTCCTCACGCGTATTGTTATCCCTGCACTTGGCAATATGAACATGTTAATAATAAAGTAAATATACAACCACATTGTGCGTATAACGAACGTCTTCACAAAGAGATATGCGACGTTATAGAAGTGCGACTTCGAAGACAATACAAAGACCTGCAAAAAAATAAAAATTTGAAGTTACCTTGAATACCTGCCTAAATTGCATATTACAAAAAAAATCCCTGCTCTTTTTTGTTGCGTCTGCAGTAAGTTAATAAAAAGAGTCATCTTTTTTATTAACCTAGTAGGTTTGTATCACGGTGAGATGATTCACTGGAATATACAAATGAGGTTTCTCGTCCCAATCTGCTCCTAATCTGCTAAAGTTCTCTGTGGTATAGTTTTTGAATTGCTCTTTGTCATACTGAATGTATGCAAGGCAATCTTTAAAGTTAAATAGCAGTTTCAAGTCTTTTCCACATTCTTCTACTTTGTTTTTAGTAATCATTGTAGTTGGGTAATAATCTTTTGTATTTGTTCTTGACTTCAATTCGTAATTTGTATCGTCGTCAAAGAAATCGTATTTAGCAAACTGATCTTGATTACTTGAAATATTTTTTCCAAAGTATTTCTGAATGATCGGTAGGACTACTTCTTCCTTCTTTTTTCCATATGAATATGATTGTTTCCAATGAACCATCTATAGTATCCATACATTTTTATTTTTCCTAAATGCAACGAATAATAATCTAAATGTATTGTAAATGAATGCAATTGAAAAGCGTATCCAAACACCAATGTCAAATGAAGATTTGGAAAAGTATTTAGCAGTCAAACCTGAAGACATTATCAAGTATAGTGAATTGTCCAACTACCAAACCATTCAGCAACTTCTACCTAAAGAAGATGATTTCAGAATTATTCTCATCGAAGAAAAACAAAACTTTGGTCACTTTGTTTCCGTCCAGCGTCAGGGTAAAGTCATCACTTACTTTAATTCGTATGGTGCAAAGTGGGATACAGACTGGCGGTTTATACCTCGTCTTGTTCGTATCATTTTAGGTCAAAATACCAATGATTTAACACGCTTGTTTAAACAAGCAGAAAAAGATGGATTTAAAGTTGAGTACAACAAGAAGCGTCTTCAAAAACTTTCTCCAAAGATAATGACATGCGGACGCTGGGTAGTTTTTTGGCGACACTTTTCACAAATGGGTTACACCCTATCTCAGTTTCAAAAGAAAATAGAAGAACTTCGTGACGAGAACACGGTTAAAGGCGTAAGACCCACGGGCGATTATATTGTCGCCAAATATGTAAAGTAAATCCAGTATTACTTTAATCATCGCACATTTTTAATGTACAGTTATTGTATAGATGTCTGTGAATAACAGTTTAGGATATAATGGTTTCCCTTTGCCTGTAGGCACGATTTTACCAACTGTTTTGAGTGACCCTGCTAATAATATTCCTTCTGCTTGGTTATATTGTGGCGGTCAAGAACTTTCCAAAGCAGATTACGCAGAACTTTATCAAGCAATCGGCGACAATTTTAATCTCTCCACAACAGCAAGTGATAAATTCTGCTTACCCGATCTATCTACTCCTGACAATTACATACTTCCGCACGACAAAACAGAAGCAGGAGGAGATGGCGGTGTAGTTCCCGCTTCCATTCAAACAGATTCTGATATTACCATTCCTGCAAACGCTATTCCATCTTTGACTGATGCAAACTTTACCAAAGATTACGCAACACTACAAGTAGGTTTCGCACGTGGCGTATCTTTTAATGTAAGAGGCGATTACGCCGACAGCACCTATTACGCAAATAGCACTAGCAGTGCTTCCCCTGATATTGTAAAACTAAACAGCAGCACAGAAAACGCAGCAACTTTTACTTTAGTGTCCGCAGATTACAAGTTTAAGAACGACAACCAGCAAACCATTACCGATATCACAACCGACAGCACACACGGCATACAATACGGTGGAATAAAGGTCTGCTACATTATCAAAGTAAGTTCTAATTTGTATGATCCCACAGGAAACTTTAGTTTCC